CTATCCCATCGACTGGGTGTTCTGCTCCCGTCGCTGCCAGGACGCATTTCACGCCCTGTACGGCAACTGGCAGCGGGCCAAGGAAGGTCGCATCGACAAGACGGAGGTCGCCATGATCGATCCGTCTGAAGTCGAACTGGCCGCCATGCGCCAATGCCTCAAGTCCTTCGGCGAGGCGGCAGGCGAGATCGGTTTCACCAAGCCTCTGGGCGACTACTCCGAGGCCGAAGCGCTGCGGGTGATCGATGCCATCGTCACTTGCTGGTCGGAGGCGATGGTCGCGCACCACGAGTCCAGCAAGTTTCCGCCCGTTCGGGGCTTGCCGCCCACGCCCGATCCGCTGGCACCCGATGCCGCCAATCCGTTCGCGGATCTGGAGGACGACCTGCCCTGGGAAGAACCGAAGGGGAAGAAGCCATGATGGACTTCAATTCCTCATCGAGCATCGCGGGCCGGGTCACCGCCCTGGTCGACGCCGGGTTGCAACAGGCCCGCGCCCGTCAATCCGAGCGCCAGTACCTCGGGGCCTCGCGCCTCGGGGTGGCTTGCGAGCGCGCGCTGCAATTCGAGTACGCCAAGGCTCCCATCGACCACGGGCGGGACACCCCGGGCCGGATGCTGCGCATCTTCGAGCGTGGCCATGTCATGGAGGACTGCATGGTCGCGTGGCTACGGGACGCAGGTTTTGACTTGCGCACCCGAAAGGCCGATGGCGAGCAGTTCGGCTTCTCGGTGGCCGATGGTCGCCTGCAGGGACACGTCGATGGCGTCATCGTCGGTGGCCCGGAGGGCTTTGCCTATCCCGCGCTGTGGGAATGCAAATGCCTGGGCAACAAGTCCTGGAGCGATCTGGAGAAGAAGGGCCTGGCCATCTCCAAGCCCGTCTACGCCGCGCAAGTGGCGATCTACCAAGCCTATCTCGAACTGCACGAGCACCCGGCGATCTTCACGGCGCTCAACGCCGACACGATGGAGATCTACACCGAGCTCGTGCCCTTTGACGCGGCGCTGGCCCAACGCATGTCGGATCGAGCGGTGAAGGTCATCACGGCGACCGAGGCTGGGGAGCTTCTGCCACGCGCCTTCCACGATCCGACCCACTTCGAATGCCGGATGTGCGCGTGGCAAGACCGCTGCTGGAGGACACAAGCATGACCGACAACACCCATTCAGCTACTGGCATTGAACCGATGATCGACGCCAAACAGGCGGCTGCCGCGCTGCGTCTGCCGTATTACTGGTTCGCTGATCACGCGATGCGCAGCAAATACCGGATTCCCCACTACCTGATGGGTGGGCTGGTGCGCTATCGCCTGTCAGAGCTTTCTACGTGGGCGGCACGCAATGCGGCAGCGCAAAGCCGCTTCGCGGGAGATACGGATACCGCCGTCGAGGAGGCCGAATGATCGACTTCAACGACACCGCCGTCCCCACCGGAAACCAACCACGCATCGTCAGCGATGCCGAGCGGGAGGAACTGCGCGCAGAACTGCTCGCCCGGCTGGAATCGGTGCTGTTCACTCTGTTCCCGGCAGGCAAGAAGCGCCGGGGCAAGTTCCTCATCGGTGATGTGCTGGGTAGCCCTGGCGACAGCCTTGAGGTGGTGCTTGAGGGCGAAAAGGCAGGTCTATGGACGGATCGTGCCGACAACTCCGGCGGCGATGTGTACGCGCTGATCGGCAATCACTTCGGCATCGATGTGACCCGCGACTTTCCGCGCGTGCTCGATGCCGCCGCCGATCTGCTCGGTCGTGCGCGTTCCGCACCGGTGCGCAAAGGCAAAAAGCAAACCGCGCCGGTTGACGAACTCGGCCCCGCCACCGCCAAGTGGGACTATCTCGACGCCACCGGCAAGCTGATCGCAGTCGTCTACCGCTATGACCCGCCCGGTGAAAGGAAGCAGTTCCGCCCTTGGGATGCCAAGCGGCACAAGATGGCACCGCCCGATCCACGGCCGTTGTACAACCAGCCAGGAATGATCAGTGCCGCGCAGGTGGTGCTGGTCGAGGGCGAGAAATGCGCGCAGGCCTTGATTGACGCGGGCATCGTGGCCACCACAGCGATGCACGGCGCGAACGCTCCGGTCGATAAGACCGACTGGTCGCCGCTGTCCGGCAAGGCTGTTCTGATTTGGCCCGACCGCGATAAGCCGGGCTGGGAGTACGCCACGCAGGCGGCACAGGCCATCTTGTCGGCGGGGGCCAAATCCTGCCACGTCCTCTATCCGCCCGAAGAGGCTGCAGAGGGCTGGGACGTGGCCGACGCCATCGCCCAGGGCTTCGATGTCGCCACCTTCCTCACCCACGGGCCGCGCCTTCAGATGCACGACGTGGCCGATGACGTTGATCCGGTGGTCAGCAGTGACGAATCCGTCTGGGGTACGGAGGACGCGCTGGCGCTGTCCTTCACGCGCCGCTACCACCGCGACTGGCGCTACGTGGCTGGCTGGGGCAAGTGGCTGGTTTGGGACGGGCAACGCTGGCGCACCGAGGACACGCTGGCGGCCACGGACTTGATCCGCAGCGTCTGTCGCCAAACGGCTGTGCGCGCCGACAACCCCAAGGTCGCCGCCAAATTGGCCAGCTCCGGCACGGTCAGCGGCGTAGAACGGCTGGCACGGGCGGATCGCAGGCACGCGGCCACCACCGACGAATGGGATGCCGATCCGTGGCTGCTCAACACCCCGGGCGGCGTGGTCGATCTCAAGACAGGCCGGATGCGCCCGCACGAGCGCGCCGATCGGATGACCAAGATCACCACAGCCACGCCCAGCGGCGACTGCCCGACCTGGAGGCAGTTCATCGACGAGGTCACGGGCGGTGACAAGGAACTGCAGTCCTATCTGCAACGGATGGTCGGCTACGCGCTGACCGGATCGACGCAAGAGCACGCGCTGTTTTTCCTGTACGGCACAGGTGCGAACGGCAAGTCGGTGTTCGTCAACACGCTGGCCACCATCCTGGGTGATTACGCGACCAATGCGCCGATGGACACCTTCATGGAAACGCGCACCGACCGGCACCCGACCGATATGGCGGGACTGCGCGGCGCGCGCTTCGTGGCGGCCATCGAAACTGAACAGGGAAAGCGCTGGGCCGAGTCGAAGCTCAAGAACCTCACCGGTGGCGACAAGATCTCGGCGCGCTTCATGCGCCAGGACTTCTTCGAGTTCTTCCCGCAGTTCAAGTTGTTCGTGGCGGGCAACCACAAGCCCGCAATTCGCAATATCGACGAGGCGATGAAACGCAGGCTGCACCTGATCCCTTTCACGATCACCGTGCCGCCCGAGCGCCGCGACAAGAACCTGCAACAGAAGCTCTTGGCCGAACGTGACGGCATCCTCGCGTGGGCCGTGCAGGGCTGTCTCGACTGGCAGCGCCACGGACGACTCTCTCCACCGCAGCGCGTGGTGGACGCGACGGAGGAGTATTTCGAAGCCGAGGACGCCCTGGGCCGCTGGCTCGATGAGCGCTGCGTGCGCGAGCCCAACGCCAAGTCGCTGACCGCCGAGCTGTTCAACGACTGGAAGCAGTGGGCTGAAGCCTCTGGCGAGTTTGTCGGCGCACAACGCCGCTTTTCCGATCTGCTCATCACGCGCGGGTTGGACAAATGGCGCAACGGGATGGGCGTGCGCGGGTTCCAGGGTATTGGTCTCAAGCACCCGCCGACCCCTGCCTACACCCCCTACGCGGACGACTGACCCCATGAAAACCACGCGGTCTGACGCAGCTGACGCAGTTTGTCGTAACTCCTACGCGTGCGCGTGTGCGCGCGCCTCATGGAGAGTTTCGTCACGAAGTGTCAGCTGCGTCAGATCCGCACCAGATAAGGACTGACACCATGACCACGACCATCCTCGCCCTCGATCTGGGCACCACCACCGGCTGGGCACTGCGCGGCAGTGACGGCCACATCACGAGCGGCTCCGAGAGCTTCCGGCCGCAGCGCTTCGAAGGCGGCGGAATGCGCTTCCTGCGCTTCAAACGCTGGCTCACCGAACTGAAGGCCGTCACCAGTGGCATCGACTGCCTGCACTTCGAAGAGGTGCGTCGCCACGTCTCGACCGATGCTGCCCACGCCTACGGCGGTTTCCTTGCCACGCTCACGGCGTGGTGCGAGCACCACCAGATCCCGTACCAAGGCGTGCCTGTCGGCACGATCAAGAAGCACGCCACGGGCAAGGGCAACGCTGGCAAGGACGATGTGATCGCTTCCGTCACCGCGCGCGGGCACGCGCCTGTCGACGACAACGAGGCCGATGCCCTGGCGCTGCTGCACTGGGCGATCCAGCATCACGACGACGGCCAGGAGGTGTGACGTGAAAGTTCCCACACCGCGGTACCGCTGCCCCCTCGGGCGGCTGCAACCCCAGGCCACCGATCTGGACGCCATCAAGGAACGTGGCTGGCGTGATCAGCACATCCTGGTGGTCAACGCGTCCGACGAACGTCTGGACTTTATCGAGCGAGAGATCGTGCGCCGCATTGGCGAACGCTTGTACGGAGGGGGTCGTCATGGCTGAATGGACGATTGAGGATGTGGCGGCCCGCTTCGAGGAGGCCGCCAGCACCGGACGACGCCTGCCCCCTGTGCGTGTGCAGGGCTACTTCAACACATGGCCCGTCATCGTGCGCAGGGAGTGGGAGACGTTCGCAGCCGACGAGCACGTCTACCGACCATTTCCACCCACCCCCGACGCCATCGACCGGATGCTGGAGACGATGAAGTGGGTGCAGTGGCTGGAGATCGAGCAGCGCCACCTTGTGTGGATGCGCGCCAAGCGCTACGGCTGGCGAGACATCACGATCCGCTTTGCCTGCGACCGAACGACGGCGTGGCGTCGCTGGCAGCGGGCGCTGGAGATCGTGGCCGAAAAGCTCAACAGCGAAGGCATCCGTGCGCCCTCCAAAATCGTAGGCCAAGCCGGGTAATGCTTGCCGCGTTTGTCCTTCGTTTCCTGCGTTTGTCCCTTTTGACGCTCGTCGAGGCTGCAACAAATCACCCCGGTCGGGGGTAGTATTTCAGCTATCTTCTGGACAGCGGTGACGGTTCGGCGAGCGGCCCGAGGCAAAAGGGGTCCTTCCTGCCGAAAATCCAATGCGGGGGGCGCGAGCGCGACGCTTTTTTAGCGTCAGGGCGCGGACAAGGTTACCAGTCGGCCAGGTTACCGGCTCCGGTTACCACCCCCAGGCGCAGTTACCACCCCACCAGAATCTTCATTCAACCAACCCGCCCGGCTGCAACGCTCGGCGGGTTTTGCTTTTGGGATTCCCACTTTGAACACGCTCAACGTCGAGTACCGCAAGGTCGAGGCGCTGATTCCCTACGCCCGCAATCCGCGCACGCACGCCGAAAGCCAGATCGCCAAGATCGCGGCCAGCATCGTCGAGTACGGCTGGACGAATCCGATCCTGGTCGACGGCGACAACGGCATCATCGCCGGGCACGGGCGTTTGGCCGCTGCGCGCAAGCTCGGCCTGGATCAGGTGCCGGTGATCGAACTGGCCCACCTGACCGTCGCGCAAAAGCGGGCACTGGTGATTGCCGACAACCGACTGGCACTGGATGCAGGCTGGGACGAAGAGATGCTGGCCTTGGAGCTGGCCGAGTTGTCCGACGCGGGATACGACCTCGCTCTGACCGGCTTCGAGGAAGCCGAGATCGAGGCACTGCTCACCGGCGCGGTGGCCGTCGCGGATGATGAATCAGAGTCTGAAGCCGACGAGTCTGACGCGGCCGACGACGTGCCGGAAGTACCCGTCATGGCGGTATCCCGCCCCGGCGATGTCTGGGCGATTGGCCCGCACCGCCTGATCTGTGGTGACGCCACCGACCGGGACGTGGTCGCTGCGCTGATGCAAGGCGATGCCGCGCGGCTGTGCTTCACATCGCCGCCCTACGGCAACCAGCGCGACTACACCTCTGGCGGCATCGCCGACTGGGACGGCCTGATGCGCGGCGTGTTCG